CCCCTCAGGAATATCTTCACCACCAGTCATCAAGCTAGAATCCGCGTGTTTAAACAATGTTCTTATATCTATCTCATGATGCACAATAGTATCATCTTGTAGAGATTCTTGATAATAAGAAATAATATCATGAGCCGCTCTCAGTTCATACGGGTTATGTTTAGATCCGTAGAGAAAAGAACAACAATGGACTTGATAACCTTGCTCGATATAATGACCAAGCAAGGTTGCAGAATCCATTCCACCTGATAATCCTATGACTGCTTTTTTATTTGATTCCATCTTCAGTTATTTTTTTGTCATTCAAATAATCTGGATTGCTTTTTCTTCGGAGTTTAATGTGGTTATTAATAACTCCTTTGGTAACAGGTGGCTTATATCCTCTTCTTTTTGCTTCTTCTTTGCATTCCTTGACTATTTCGTCCCAGGTACCACCTTTTTCCAATACAGTGTCTATATAATCCGCGAAAGTATTGCCTTTTTTCTGTGGCTTTTTGTCAATTTTTTGTTTCGATTTTTCTTTCTTTTCACTGGATGATTTCTGTTGTCCAGAAGAACCTTTCTTTGATTCCTTCTTAGGATGATTCTTCGGAGCTGCTACGGATTGTCCTTTGTCTTTCTTCGCGTCTTTTTCAAACTCTTTTTCTTTTTGTTCTACAGCTTCCCTTGCGCGAGCCGCATCTTTATCCTCCACTTCAACGCCTTTTCCAATCGTTTCAAGCATGGTGTTTTTCAAAGCTGTTTTCTTCTTAAAAGAACTAAGCTCGCCCCGAATACCTTTGAACTCATCGTAAGATTTGCAAATGTCTTTTAATTCTTTCAAACTTTTTGCATCTTCAATTTCTGATTCTAAATCAGGTTGTTCTTCTTCGTCTGACTCCTCATTGTCCTCCTCTTCTTCTTCAATTCTCTGTTTTAAAGTCTTTTCCTTTTGTCCTGGCCAATAACCAAAATCTTTTAATAACTTTTCGGTTCCTTCGGAAAATTCATCATACTCATCTGGGCTGATTTCGGGTGAATAAATTTCTTTACTTGCTTCTTTTAGTATGTTTTTCAGATCTTTCCATCCTTTATTTTTGATTGATGGAACGTCTTCAAAATCCATTACTTTAAACATCTCACTGAGTGCTTCCCTCAGTTGTTCTTCACTATAATACTGTTTTAATTCTTCCATTTCTGATTAATTTTTGTTTATTATATTATACAATCTAGTTTTGAATTAAGTTCGATTTTTTAGAAAAGATTTTAAACTCCATTCGCTTTATCCCACAAAAGTATGTGTTCTCGGGTACAATAACGGACGTTGTTTTTTAATGCCATTTCTATAACTACCTCACTATTCTTCAACAATTGGTTTCTATTATTACCCAAAGCCATTAGAATAACTTGGTTTTTGTCTATTAAACCTGGTTTGATGAAATAGTCGCAGATTTCATTCCAATCTTGTTCCCTAGTAATAACAAATTTAAACCAACTATTATTCAAAGATGACAATAACTTCAGTATATCAGGTTGATAACTCAATGATCTAGAGTTACCTGAATTAGAAAGTTTTGGTGAGTTGTTCCAAACATCAACTAATTCTATCATATCTTTGCTTGGAATTAACGTACATTCGTTCTCAATCTCTATAATTGGTTTAAAACCGTATTCAAACCAAAATTCATGAATAAACTCAACTAAAACATGTTGTTGTTTCAGTGGAGAACCTCCAGTTAGGACTAAGTGTTGTCCATCTTTTAGCTTATCAACTACATTATTCCATTCCATTATCTTGAATAATTCGCGGAAAGTATAAGGATTTCCGTATCTCCAAACTTCCTGACTATCACACCATTTACAATTTTGAGTACAATGCTGCATCCTTAAAAAGGCAGATGGTGTACCTATGTTTACGCCTTCTCCTTGCACAGTATCACAGAAAAACTCCGCGACTTCCAGATATTTAGTATCTGGAAATTCTTTCTTGAAATCTGGTTTTGCTTCTATCAATACCTTACTCATAATAAATCGCTTTAGTTTTTTCAGTCTCTTTTACTTCAACTGCAGTTAACTGAGAATATCCATAATTTTCACCATACTTGAATGTTTTGAACAACATCTTAGCAATATTCTCTGCAGTTGGATTAAATTCAAAGATATCATTCAGATGTCTATGATCTAAAAACGTATCAATATATTCTTTTATCGGTTTCAATTCACCGTAATCTTTGACAAATCCATTATTGTCAAGCACTTTACTTTCTAAATTAACTACTACCACGTAGTTATGACCGTGGACTCTGCTGCATGGATGGCCATCTGACAATCCGTGCAACTGATGTGATGCTGAAAAGCGAAATTCTTTACTAATTTCAAACATAATTTTAAGTTTTAATGATTATTAATTTACCAATAGCTACCCAGGCAAGGTTGTCCTCTACTTAGATTTTGCAGCACGTGAACTTCATCAGTTTCCGCAAAATTGCCTTCCCTCATAACTATCTTATTTATTCGCATAATACCTATTTCTTTTTCCCTCCAATATTTGTCCTGGTTTAAACCAAACATCGCAGTAACGTGAGCTAATTTACGTTTATCTTCTGAAAAATTACTCCTGCCTAATCTATTTCTATTATAACTATCCGCATCAGATTGGGTTGCTGATATTACCAGGCAATGTTTTTCTTGGCTTAAACCACGTAATTTCTTCCAATTATCGTTATCTCTGTCCCTTTGATCCCCATATATCTCGGAAGCTAATATATCAGCGTAGTCAATTATTATGACATCAGGAACAAACTGTTCTTGTTTCTCCCATATATCCAATTTAGCTTTTATCTCTGATATAGTCAAAGTGTCGTTAGGATAAGTTGCAAGTTTCAGTCGTTTATTCTTACGAATGAAAAACTCATTAAAAGCCTTCTTCGTATCATGACTAGTCAAAGCTTTTGGTACTTCAACTTTTTGCAACCACACACAACCCCACTTATTCTGTTTCTCCCAATATTCAGGACAACCAGTGCATGGTTTATGATCGGGGCATTCTTTATATTTTTCTAATAATTCCTTTTTAGTTATTTGCGTACGCAACCGCTCATCATAACCTTCTGTGGCTTCCCATAACTCATCATCTCCTTCCCTTTCGTCTTTATCACATTCATCCACCTGGTTATAAATGCAATCCCTAACGGGTTGGTACATAGCACCACAGTAATCCGGGTCATCTGATCTTTTTGTTAAATACATTCCTATTCTCCTCAACTGTTGACCTTTACTCATATCACCGGCTTGAAAAAACACAACATTCGCTTTCTGCCTTGTTGCTCTGATTGCAAAATCCAATAACCAATAAGTTTTTCCCACTTTCTCCTGTCCCATTAACGCTACAAATGAATCTCTAACTAATTGTTTATTCCAAAACTTACCTAATTGGCGTGGGTATTTAACAATAGGATTTGCTGCTTGTTCAAACGCTTTATCTATATCGTGAAAAACTTGTGGATCGGATAAATCAATAACATCACTGGAATAAGTTGCGACTGGTTTAAAATTAGTTGCTTTATTTTTAGCATCACTTATTCTACCCTCATCAAGATCGTTTTGTATATTTTCGGTAAAATCAGCTAAGTTTTGTTGATCGAAATAATCGTAAGTTTGATCCAACAGATAATCAACATTAAACTTATCCTCCCTTTGGTATTCGTCACTTAAACCATCTATTATATCTTCTATATCTTCTACGTACTCTTGTTTTAATCCTTTACTTTTACGATTGAATATTAACTCAATATCTTTATTAGGTGCCTTACCGTATTGGTCAAAATGTTCAATGCACCAACTTGCTATTCTTTTCGCGGTATCTGATTCTAGAAAGGCAGGATTCCATATTGCTCTTATTTGTCGCAGATACTGAGTGGATATGATTAATCCCGTTACTATTCTACGTTCTATAAATTCGTCTGTCATAAATTACGATTTTTTCAATTTTCCAGTGTATATATCTACCTTTACTTGTTTACTAATTTTATCTGTGAATATCTTAAATACCTTACCTGGTGATAATAAACTTGCATCTTTATTACTTATCCAATCTTGTTCGTTTAACCAATAAATATATTCTTTAACTAAAAACATACCACCTGGTATATCTTTATTATTCTTTGCGTCCTTACTTTGTTTACTAGATATATAATTACTTAACTCGCATATATTCTGGGTTATTCTTGTATCTGAGTCATCTATTATTTCTTTCGCCTTTTCGCACATATCATTAATAACTGATTTTTGCCAACCAGTAAAATACTGTTCTATGATTTGTTCGGGCGTTTGTTCGGGAGTGTTTTGTTCGTTATTATCGGAATAGGATATCATCTCACTTGGATCATCTAACCAACGTTCTTGATTTAACCACGTACTTGGGTGGGGTATATATTTCTTGTTTTGCCATCTTTCACTTTTCTTTTGTTTAGCTAATGCTACAGATATATCTTTCCATTTGGGTCTATGTTTACGATTGCATAATCTATTCCATATAGTTTTGCATTTACCCTTATCTATTTTTCTTGGGTACATCTTCCAAAACCTTTCAAATTTGGATAGAGTTATTTTATCATCTTTTGGATCACTATTTTTGGTGTTACTTTGTTGACTTGTTTCCTCAACTTCAATGGAAGATTTAATATTTTTATATTTAATATTTTTTAATATTAATATTTTTAATTCCGGGTTTTCCACATGGTGGGCTCCCACAACATGGAAAGCCGTATCCGGAAAAGCGGGTTGTGGATCTTTGTATAGTTTATCTGCATTTATACCCACCTCTATTCGCGATAAATCAAGTTGTTTTAAACTCTCAGATATATAGAATTGATTAGGTATATCTGTGTATGCCCAAAAACTACCTATCCATTTTTTACTTTGTATATCCCTATATCTGAATTTAAGTATATAACCGTGTTCTTCTAATTCTTTGAATCCAGTATTTATAGCTTCCCTGCCTTCTAAAGTTTTATTCTCAACTATTTCAGATACGTAAGAAACCCATCCTTCTTTATTACTTAATAATAAACTCAACAAAGCTTTAGCTTTTAGTGATATTTTTGGATTTCTTAGAAGTTCGTTTGGAACTTGTGTATAATCTTTTATCGAACTGCAGTTAATTGCATCTTTTACTTTGTTTTTTACTTGTCCAGGATACCTTGTTCGATTCATTTGGGTAGGTAGATTAAAAAATTCCAAGGTTTCGGTGGGCACAGCACCTACTCCCTTGGAATTTTTGATTCAACAATATATTTTTATCGCACTGTGCCCACGATTTATTGTTGTCTATTTGCAAATATAAATATAATAATTCGGAAATAAAAATACATCTCATAATCTATTGAAAATTAATTGTTTCAATAAATAGTCTGCTTCTTCTTGTGGTGTATCAGCTGGGTCTGCGTTTAATATCACGTTATCACATTTAACTCCTCTAAACGTTAATTCTTTTCTCAACTTTTTTGCTTGTTTTTGTGATTGTTTACCTTTTTCGTCCGGATCAAATATAGTTATTACCCTATTAAATTGACTCAACAATATTAGTTGTTCCCTTGTGTACTCAATTCCATACGTAGCAACCGCATAACGTGGAAATCTCCAAGCATCGAAGAAACCTTCTACTACTATTGCTGTATCTGATTTGCATTGATCATAACCATATAAAGTATGCTTGTGATCAATTTTTTCCCTTACTTTCGGGCAAGCGAGGTATCTTTTTTGGCTCTTGCCTGTAATATCTCTTGCCTGAAATGATACTTGTTCTCCTTTGTAGTATATCGGGATGAGTATTCGATGTTTGTAACTAATATTATCTAACACTGAAGCAGGACCAGTACCTAATACTCCATATTGCTGTTCTATTAGGTCAGGGTCAAATCCTCTTTTTTCAATATATCTCTTATGGCGTTTTGTCATGTCCCTGGTATCAGTAGGCAATTTATGAGGTTTCCTATTTACTGTGACTACGTGGTTGGTTTTTCGCCTTTTTTTGGAGTATATATCGTATTGCTTCGCTAACTTACTGGCAAATTTTTTGTCTACACCTATTATCTTAGCTATAGTGTTTGTTATTGAGTAAGTATTTTCACGACCACATCGCCAACAATAGAAATATTTTTCATCAATGTTATAACCAAGATGATAACCTTCGTGTTCCCCTGAGCAAAAAGGACATTCTACATTAACCCACCCCGGTCGGCTGTGTTTATGACCTTCCGGGGCGGTATCCACTCCAAAGTCATGAAATAAATCTTCTATCATGTTTTTTATTTATTATACAATTCAAATTCCAAAGTATGGCCTTTTTCTGCTAACAGTGATATATCTTGTATCATATTCTTTATTATATCAGCTTTGTAGTCATACTTTCTTAACAGATCTTTGTATAGATTTTGATTTTTATATGCTAATTTTGCTGCGCGTATCGTTTTACTGTGGCATATAGGTTTCATCTCAAAAGTATGTATATCATTGTGTTTTATATCACTATCAAAGTCGGATGATACGTATCTCTTCTCTTTTTTGCAGAAATTTATTAACCTGTTTTTCATGCAATACCATAGGTAAGAACTTATCTTAGTATTCTTACTTGTTTCGTAAGTGTTTATAGCTTCACAATAAGCTAATGCTGCTTCCGAAAATAACTCATTCCATTCTATGCCGGTGCTGTGATAGAATGACCATGCAATTTTACGTACTAAATTGATGTGTTTTGTTCTGATTAACTTATTCATAGTATTATTTTTTGTATTGTTCGATTAATTCCGTTATGAGATTATTTTGATCGGTTTCTTTTCCGTCTAATACTTGATCTAAAGTCTGTCGTTTTTGATCTAATATGCTGGCTATTTTTTGCTCAATCGTATCATTTGCTAACAAATAATAGACGTTTACCGTATCTTTTTGACCAATTCGGTGCAGTCTATCTTCCGCTTGTGTTAATGCTCCAGGAGTCCATGGTAATTCGAGAAATGCAACACTTGATGCTGCTGTTAATGTTAACCCGACTCCTGCTGCTTTTATATTACCTATAAATAACCGTGTTTTTGGGTTATTTTGGAATTTATTAACAGCTTCATGCCTTTGTTCCTGTGATACTGAACCGTCTATTTTTACCGCTATATTTCCAAATTCTTCCATTAATACATTGATGGTTTCTTTATGAGTTGCGAATACTACTAGTTTATTCTCAACTCCAAGAAATTCATTTATCCATTTAATACAAGCATTCATCTTGCCTTTTATGGCCAATTGTTTTAACCCCTCTATTTCGGTTAATACATTCACTCGGTTGGCACGTTCAGCTTTCAATTCTTTGACTTTTTTATCATCTATTTTTATAGCATTTGCCATATTACCGAATTCCTCTTGTATTTTCTTTTTTAATTCTTCTTCTACTTGATTTGTAGCATATTCCGTAAAATCTGATTCCGCTTTATCGTATTCTTTGCGATTATCTAATTCCATTGGTATATGGTCATAAATCTTATCAGGTAGTTCAGTCAACACTTCGTTCTTTCTACGTCTGATCATAATGGTATTGGTTAGTTTTTCGTGCAATTCTTCAGTATTACTTGCACCATCGAAGTCCCAACCAAAACCATCGTGCTTAGCATCGCAGTAACGATGGGCAAAGTTCCAGAAATCAGGAAATACTGTGTTATCAATAAGATTAACTGCATTAAATATTTCTTTAGGCCTGTTTTCAATAGGAGTGCCACTGAGTGCAATAACATGAGGAATATTCTTTCCTAATTTTTTCACTGCTTTTGTTCTCTTTGCTTTGTTATTTTTATAGTAATGACATTCATCGGTAATTAATACCTGGGGTTTAATTTTCTTTAACTCATCAACCCAATATGGAAGTATATCGTAGTTTATGATTAGTACATCTCCAGTGATTGGTACATTTGGTTTAGTCCCGTTTAGTATTTGTACGTTTGGATTATTTAGCCATTGATTAAGTTCCTTTTTCCAGTTAAGTTTTAGTGATGCTGGTACTACAACTATCACAGGAACTTTTTCAGGATGTAACGCCAGGTAACCGATTGCCTGTACTGTTTTACCCAATCCCATATCATCTGCTATAAGGGCTCTACCATCCTTTATTTCCGCAAATGATATGCCTTTTCGCTGGTATTCGTATAAGTATTTATCAATACCGGGTACAACTATCTCTTTTACATCATCTACATTTAACTTGCTTTTTTCAAGGAATTCTAATAGTTTTTGATCTAAGTAAAATCCCCATTCTTTCAATTTTTCAACTGCTTCTACTGATAATGGCGCTGTCCAGTATTTTTCATTTGCATTAAACTTTCTGCCAGGTAATGTTTTAACTCTATCTAAGTCATTGTAGTTAAAAGGAAATACTATTTTTATTGCAGGTTTGCCTGATTTTTGAAACTTTACTTTATACGCGGATCTACTTGCTTTTTTAGAGTTTTCATCTTTATTCTTTAACATCTTGTGTTTTGCAGGTACTTTTACTTCTGTTTCGTTAGCTTCAAATGTTTCTTTTACGATTGATTTGGGAAACCAACCGTCTACAATAATTTCTTCCATTTTCTTTGACAGATTTTCTATGTTTTCTTTAGTGAATCCACCCACTGCATCCCAACTCCAATAATGTTCACCGCATATTGGGCCTATTCCTAATTCTACTGAGACGGGATGTTCTAAATCCCGTCCGCATTTCATACACATTCCTGTTTTCCTGACCTCGGCTGTTCCGTGTCCGTATAAATAAATAGCTTTTTTCGTTTCCGCCAGTTGTTTTGCAGCGAATATCACAGGATATTCCTTTGCCCTGGCAAATACTTGACTAATTTTGTATAATTTAGTTTCCATGGTAAGCTCCTTTCAAGGCTTTTTACCTAATTTTTATTTGTTTCTTACTATAATCATTTTTACTATTAAATCTAACTCATCCTCGTCCTTTATTGGGAAACTGGTTATAAATTGATAATTAATGCGACTTAATTCCCAGTTTTCTTCCATAAGGTTTATACGTCTGTTGTTAACTTTTTGTACCTCAAAACGTGCTCCTTTTTGGATACAATATAGTTTTTCGTGCGGTTCTAATTCATGACTTTTCAGAATCACTTCTTTTTGTAAGTCTGAATTTTCTTTCAACTCATCAATTATAGATTTATTCATGGTTAATTAGTTGTTGGAATTTATTTGCATATCGTTTTTTATCCTTGTTTAATATCGTGTAAAAATCATGGTTTGTCTTATGTAGGAACGGGCGATGTTTACGCCTAACATCCGTCCTGAATAACTGTTCCACTGTTTCCTTCGGTAACTGTTTTTTACCTAAGTCGGAGTTTTCATAGAATATAACTTTTCCGTATTCGGTTATATGCGCTTCTAATGTAACACCCCTAAGACAATCAAACCACCTGTATTCTTTATTGGGATACGCCACTGCTATCTTATGGCATTGTTTATTATCAGGATATTTTTTCCGTTTCATAATTAGTTTAGATTTGTAAATTCATTTAAAATACTATTCTCTGTTTCTAATTCATTAATCTCCTTATTGATTTGAAGGGCTCGGTCTTTGTCCGCTGGTGCGGATGTTAATCGTTCTAGTTCCATTTTTAACTCAATGATTGTTGCTTTATTAATTTCAATCATTACACGTGAATTGTTTTTTCTTTCTTGTAAATGTACCATAGTTATTGGCTTTTAGACTTAATTTCTTTTTCTATTATTAACCGGCGTTTCATATAGATTAGCCGTACAATGCTTGGATCTTTAGTTTTTTCAGGAAATTCCATTATAATTGAGTCTATTTCTTCCTGAGTTTGACATTCTATTAACTTTGTGCGAATGCCTTTTTCATCAAGATATTTTGTTTCCATTAAATTCTCCTATTTCGTATAAGTATTGAAGAGGTGGTATGTTTAAACCTCGGCGCAGTAATTCTTTTTGTATGTCTATTGCAATATTTTCATTTTGAGCGGCTTTACAGTGTCCTCCGCATAATGCTTGAGTTTTTCGAGCATTTGCGAGCATTTGGATAAGTTGTTCTTCACTTTTTTGTTTCAGGTCGTTCATTTTAGTAAAGATTTTAGAGGTTTGATATAAAGCCCGCCGGCTTTCACGGCTTTTAGTACCTTGCAGTTAATATACATCGAAATATTTATGCAACGTCATCAGAAGAAATTCATAATCTCCTGACATTGCTTCTTCTTGTATTATTTCCCAGTTCATGTTGTTTGCTTTCGCAACTTGTCGCGCCTTTGCTAATAAGTTAAAGGCATTACCGTTTTCTCCGGTTAATTTTAGAATAGGTTTATCTTCTTCTTGTCTTTCGGTTTGCATAATATTTGGTTTTTGCGGTTAATATTGAACCCACAGGTGGAATCGAACCACCTTACAACCATTGTGGGTTTAAAAATTGCACCGTGTTATTTATTTAGTTATGATTTGGCGTTTTATCCTTCCTTCTGCATCCCTTCTAATCAACCCATCGGGATATGAAACGACCTTCATCTCAGCCTTTTTGTTCCATCCGCCAGAGACCCTAACTTTTCTAACACTCGGATTTCCACAATGCTGGGCTAATCGTGAATGGTGTCCTTCAACTTCGCAAATCCTGTCTGATCGTGCCTGTTCACTTTCGCTTTCCCACTGTCAACATTTCAAAGAACGTTCCTAATCGTTTGTATTAACAAATATAGTATAAGTTTTACTTTTTACAAAATTTTTTATAAACTTTTTTATAATTATTTTAAAAAATTGACTTATTTATAATGATTTTAAATAATAATACTCAGTTTATACTCTGGTAATTAATGACTTAAATTTTTATACTTTTTATAAAAGATTAGAATTCAATAGAATACAACAATAAATTTTTGTATAATTTAGTTATATATTATACATTTACCGTAAATTCGCGAATTATGAAGAGGATAGATAAACCTAATATCAAAAGGAAAGGCAGACCGGGAAGGAAAAGTAAATTCACAGAAGAAATGCTTCATCAAGTTGAGTGCTTTGCAAAACTTGGTGCAACCAATAAAGATATAGCTGAGTTGTTGGATGTTAATTTAGGTACGGTTGAGAATTGGTTGAGGAATAAACCAGAGTTTTATCAAGCAAAACAGAGAGGCATGAAAGTAGCCGATGCCAAAGTAGCTGAGGCAGCATACAAATCCGCAACTGGTTATAGTTATGAAGAAACAGAGATAAGTGAAAGTTCAAAAGGTGTATATAGGACAACCAGAGTTAAACACGTACCACCACAACCAACAGCATTTATATTTTGGTTAACCAACCGACAACCAGAGTATTGGGAACATGCAAACAAGATGAAGCATGAACACTCGGGACAGATTAATCACAACCACAAAAGTGTAGAAGATTTAGAACAAATGAATGAGTTGAGCGATAGTGAAAAAGAGTTATTGTTTGATATAAATAAGAAACAGATATTGCATGGAAAGAACAGCAATTAAAAATAATGCTGATAAACAAGTTATTGAACAGGCAGTTACAAATCCATTGTCTTCCATGCGAAGTATAGTTAAATCTTCACTGTACTATTTTGTTCGTTACTTTTGGGATGAGTTAAGTAATGATGAGTTTCACGACAACTGGCACATTAAGTATTTATGTGATGAGTGTCAGAAAGTAATAGAACGAGTTGAGAAAAGACAACCAAAGTTGTATGATTTGATAATAAACATACCACCAGGCACAACTAAATCAACAATAGTAAGTCGGATGTTACCAGTTTGGGCATGGACAAGGTCATATTGGATGAAGTTTATTACAGGTAGTTACGGCAGCACATTATCATTGGAGTTAGCGGAGGATAGCAGGGATTTACTTAGGAGTGAAAGATTTGGAGAGTTATTCCCGGAGTTGGGGATAAAACAAGATAAGGAGCAGAAGTCAAATTTTAAGGTTGTTAAAAAGGAGTGGGTTAGGAAGAATTCGGTACCCCGGCAACACCAAGGCGGTGGAAGGTTCTCAACTTCAGTTGGTAGTGGAGTTATGGGATTCCATGGTCACGTAATTATAATAGATGATCCATTGAATCCAAAACAAGCATTATCAGAAGTTGAGTTATTGAATGCCAACCGATGGGTAAGTAGTACGTTAAGCTCAAGAAAGACAGATAAGGAGAAGACACCTATTATATTGATAATGCAGCGCCTTCACCAGAATGATGTAACCGGGGATTTACTGGACAGAAAAGACAATATAAAACATATATGTTTACCAGCATCACTAGATAATACACCTCATCTGGTTAAACCGAAAGAATTGAAAAAATATTACCAGGATGGATTGTTAGATCCAGTACGATTGAACAGAAATGTATTAAAAGAAGCATACTCAGAAGGTCAATATGTATACTCAAGTCAATATGATCAAGATCCTGTGCCAGCAGGTGGCGGAATGTTCCAAATAGATAATATACCAGTTATTGAAGCAATGCCCGCCCGAGTTAATATAACCAAAACTGTTCGGTATTGGGATAAGGCAGGATCAGAAGGAACTGGGGCTTATACAGTTGGTACTAAGATGTGTAGATTGAAGTCAGGTAAGTGGATTATTATTGATGTAGTGCGCGGACAATGGTCAAGTGAAAAACGTGAAAAGATAATAAGGCAGACAGCCGAAGCAGATGGATACAATACAACGGTATATATAGAACAGGAACCGGGATCAGGAGGTAAAGAATCCGCGATGTCTACGGTAAGAAATTTGGAAGGATTTGCTTGTTACAGGGATTTGCCAACAGGTAATAAGGAGTATCGAGCTGATCCTTTCTCAGTACAAGTTAACGAAGGTAATGTTATGATGTTGCGCGGGGATTGGAATGCGAAGTTCAGAGAAGAGTTAAGGTATTTTCCGTTTTCAACTTATAAGGATCAGGTGGATTCAGCATCAGGAGCATTCGCAAAATTAGTTATTAGAAAAAAAGCCGGTAAGTTATGAGAAGAACAAAGCCACCAGCAATACAAACGAATACAACCATAGCCGGTGATGTAGCGAGCCGGTTAAAACTTGCATCCGGTTTAGGTCTGCAGTATGGAGGCAAACGAGATGTATATGAAGCACTGGGTTATCCAAAGGATTCTGAGCTTAATTTTGCGAAGTATTGGTTCCGTTATGATAGACAAGATATAGCAAAGGCAGTTATTGACAAGCCTGTCAATAAAACATGGAATGGTCCTATTAGTGTCAGTGAACCTGACCAGGAAGAGGAAGAAACACAATTGCAAAAGAAATTCAAAGAGTGGGAGAAACGATTGAAACTGACTTCCAAGCTATCCCGGTTGGATAAGCTCACAAGAGTTGGGTATTATGGAGTGCTATTACTTGGGTTTAACGATGTGCAGAAAGATGAGGATTTTATGCGCCCGGTACAGAAGTCGGGTAATTTGAAGTTATTATACGTTAAACCATTTGATAGTTATTCTGCATCTATCCATACTTATACGAATGACCCGTCTAACCCGCGTTTCGGTATGCCTGAGTTATATAACATTGAGTTACATCATCCAAGTAGCAACGCCACAACTCAGATACAAGTTCATTATAGTCGGGTCATCCATGTGGTTGAGGATGCTGTTACTTCCGAGATATATGGAACACCAGTGTTGAAAGCAGTGTATAACAGGTTAATGGATTTGGAGAAATTGGTTGGTGGTGATGCTGAAATGTTTTGGCGTGGCGCTCGTCCCGGGTATGCTGCGAACGTGAATGACGAGTATTCGATGGATAACGAGACTTACGAAGATGTGAAGGGACAGATAGCGGAGTTCAACCACGATTTACGTAGGATTCTAACTCTGAAAGGGATTGACTTACAGTCGTTAGCCCAACAGATAGCCGACCCGTCAGGTCATATAGATGCTCAACTTACTATGGTAAGCGTAGTGACGGAGATACCGAAACGAATATTGATGGGCAGTGAGCGAGGCGAGTTGAGTTCTAAACAAGATAAGGATGAGTGGGCGGCGTTCATAAAAGGACGTAGAGAGAATCATGCAGAACCTAATATATTAAGACCATTCATTGACCGTATGATTGAACTTGGGTTAGTTGATGCAGACCCGGATTATATGGTTGAGTGGGAAGACCTATTTGCACCGTCTGAGAAAGAAAAGGCAGAGGTTGGTAACACGAGAGCTGCGGCGATTAAAGCATACACAGTTAACCCAGCAGCACAGTCAATCATACCACCGAAGGCGTTTTTCAAAACTATGCTTGGGTTGTCGGATGATCAGATTGAAATGATTGAACAATATATGAACGAAGAAATAGAAGAAGAACAACAAGAAATAGAAGGAACCGAACCAAACGAAGGAGAATAACTATGCCACAACACACTTATAGAAAAATATCGGACGACTTGTTTTTGCCGGAGCGGGACACTCCCAACCCGGTAAGTCTAAGTAAATTGAAAACCGAACTGGAAGAGCTGAAAGCATCTAAAGGCACAGAGCCCACTGACGCTGAATTAATCGAGTGGGCTAAACAAAACCATCCTTATTATGAGGATGATGCCCGAATTGCTGAATTGGAGGAGTTTGTTAATTATTTAGAATCATTGTAATATGGCTATAACACTCTCAGGCACCCGCATAACAATAACTTACGAATCAGGCGATCCCAAGGGAGATTCGTTTGATAATCCTTATACCATGCAGGATATTTACGATGCTAATATTGCAGGAGGGTGGGGTGTTGTGCAAAAGATTGGTAATGTGTATATATTTGAGGCTTCGCTGTATATAGAGGGAAGTGATACTTATTTTAAGGATGGTGGTTTTGGTTTATATTTTAATGCAAATAGTATAAATGATAGAGTTGTTTTTAATTTATATATGTGTTATTCATATATTGAGCGCTGCTCAGTTCAAATTCAAAATCTTACAAATGAATATTTTGACTTTCAAACAGATAAAGCAGAATTTTACCGCATAAATTTCCCTTATAATACTACTGTAGTATTTTATGGACCTGTTGCCAAAGGATGCTTTTTTCGTGATTGTTTTATAACAAAAAACTTAACAATAGATAGTTGTATCTTTATTAATGAAGAAAGAGATGCGTTAAATGTACGAGGAACTCCAGACTCTACAAAAAACTGTATTGTCCGTGATAGTAAATATGCACTTCACTTAAGAAGAGGTCCTGCTATTTTAAAAAATATAATATTAATAAACAATACGTTTGATTTCTGGTTTATTTCAACAAACGATACTTATGATATTATAGACAGTAAAGTTAATATAGACAAGCATGCAATAAGACCTGATTTTGATGGATATACAATACTTAATTTAAAATCCATTTTTCGCATCTATATCAACCAAGCTGCAAACGCCACTGCCAAACTTTATGACCAGCACGGCACACTCATAGAAGAAGGCACGCTGGACGGGGATGGAAAATGGAACCTTGCCGACCCAGTAACTTATGCAAGCCGATACGTTGAAACAGACGGCTCGCAAGTTGTAGAGAATACTAAAACAGTGTATGAACCCTTCAAATTAGTAGTAGAAAAAACAGGCTATAAAACGCTTGAGATACCAAATATATATGCAACTGTAGAAGAAAATGGCAGTCGCAAAGGAACACTAAGTCCTACGGTTGTGGAGGGGAAGATGGAGAAGAAAAATTATATACATAAGAAACTAAAAGGACAAGTTACGACTAAGAGTATATCAGGTAGAGTAAAAACCAAAAAAGTAAAAGGAGTGGTATTAACATGAGTATAAAAAAGACGGTAAATACTATTGAGGTTTACGAACAAAACACACTCCCAGTTACTTGTGAGGTTAGCGGTTTGGGTTCATTATCTGGATACACTCCACGATTGATGGTAAAAGAAAATTTGGATGATGCAGATAGTGAGGCATTGATTGATGTTACTGGCGGAGTCACTGACTTAATAATTGATTTTACTATACCTTTTTCAGACAATGAAATAACCCCGGGAGTATATTATTATGATATTACTTTAGAGGAAGATGCTGGTTCAGAGAAATATACAGTAGTTCAAGATTATTATATAATACTTAAATCCGTGAGGTACTAATGAATAATTGCTCCATACATACTAATACTTCTCCTGTTTTGTCAGTCCATACTCAGGCAGAGGGCTATGACCCCTCCCGGACGACTACGTTAAGGAATTTGTTTGCTCGGAAGATGCGCAAGCGGTTCCGTAGATTACGTGGTGTTATCAGGGAGGCGGTCGTGGCTCAGGACTGTTTTGCATTGGAAGAAGGTATTATGACTCAGCAGCAAATGACAGGACCCGGGAGGCAGGCGTTTGATTTCCCTCGGTCATCGAAGAAAGTTAGTGCATTCATGGATTGGTTGCAACGCCAGCAAACCAACGGTATACTGGAGGTAACAAACGCCGATCAGGTTGGTAATTCAGTGGATTCAATGTGGTCGAATACGTATATCAATGACAGTTACAAGCGAGGAGTTCAGCGAGCAAGAGGACAGATGATAGAAGCGGGAATGCACGTTCCCAGCATGGAAGAGACAGGAGGTATAGAAGCAACAATGCAAGCCCCGATTCATGCGGATCGAGTTGGGTTACTATATACAAGAGTATATAATGAGTTGAAAGGCATTACGGATGCTATGGATCAGCAAATTAGTCGGGTTCTTTCACAAGGATTGGCAGATGGAGATCACCCGCGTTTGATTGCTCGTAAGTTGAACTCCGTCATAAGTGGAATGAGTCAAGCGGATTTGGGTATTACTGATTCACTGGGCAGGCGTATTCCACCAGAACGTCGAGCGGCAATGCTTGCCCGAACTGAAGTTATAAGAGCTCATGCGGAAGGGCAGTTGAATGAGTTTCAAAATTGGGGAGTTGAGCAAGTCAATGTAAGAGCGGAGTGGGTTACCGCAGGTGATCAACGGGTCTGTCCACGATGTGCGAGCAGAGAAGGCGAAACTTATACGATTGAACAGGCAAAGGGATTGATACCACTTCACCCACAGTGCCGTTGCATTTGGTTACCATATAGACAAGAAAATTAATAGATATGCCTTGGACAGTAGCAGATGTAGATAGATTCAAACAAGGATTGACCGAAGCGGAGAAACGCCGTTGGGTTAGGATAGCGAATAGCGTCCTGCGGCGTTGTTTGGATAACGGAGGTTCACAAGATGAATGTGAAGCATCTGCGATAAGGCAAGCGAATGGATCAGTAGGAAACAATCAACAAGTTATGGATAACTTACTATACATACAAGTGAATAACCGTTATAGTCTTAGGCGGGTTCAACACCAAGGCCGGCAGCATTTGGTTGCGCCTGTGGTTATGATGGTTGAAGGAGTTCACTCAGGATCTCACGGAGCTGTTTTGCATCTCGCAGAAGAGTTAGGCAGAATACCGGGGTCTTGGGATGGTATTCCTGTAACTATCGGGCACCCGGAAGATAATAATGGTCAAGGCATCTCTGCCAATTCTCCAACAGTGATCGACCGTGAAGCAGTTGGCAGGGTGTATAATACTCACATGGATGGTGATAAGCTCAAAGCAGAAGTATGGCTAGATGAGCAGCGATTGATTGCAGTTGCACCAAACGCTTACCAAGCTATTGAGCAAGGAAACATCTTAGAAGTGAGTGTAGGGGTGTTCACCGACCAACAGGTCGAAGAAGGTGAGCACCAAGGCGAACATTACGTAGCCATTGCCAGAAATCATAGACCTGACCACCTTGCAATTTTGCCCGATGAGCGAGGTGCTTGTTCTACAGAGGATGGCTGTGGCATACGACTTAATCAACAAGGAGGTAAGATGAACAAAAAGGTTCAGACCTTAGCAGTGAGAAACGCTGCGAGAACTCCTAATTATGATGGGACATCTTCAGGGGATTGGAATGCTCCAGATTTTTCAGCGTGTGTGGCCGGGTATTACAAACACCACACGGATGTTTCTGAGCCGGACGATGGTGTGAATACGGTAGATGAAGCTCCGCAGGCGATGAAGAATTGGATTGCTTCATTGTCATTACTTGGCAATTCCGGTGCTGAAACATTTGAGCATCTGATGTATTTTCCTGTAGTTAACCCAGATACTATGGAGTTGAATGAGAATGCGTTACGTGCGGTTATTGGTGGTCGGGGAGCTCAAGCAGCTATTCCTGACAGTACTCGAAATTCAGCACGTAGAAAAGCTTACCGCTTGCTTAATGAGGAATTTGATGCCGGGTTAGAAATCCCGGAAGACCTTCAATCATTGAAAGAACGAGCAAGTGTGGAGGGTTACGCTATGACTCCGCTCAATAACAGAACGGGTTATACTGAACTGGCTCATGTTATCCAACGGCGTTTGGATAGTATGGATGAGAACGGTAAGTTGCATTATCTACAAGAATTGTATGAAACGGATTTCATATATAGGATTGAACAACGGAACGATAATGCAATGTATTACCGACAGCGGTATACCGTACCTGAAGAAGGAGCGGTTGATTTTGTAGGTGACCCAACTCGAGTACAACGGAAAGTTGAATATGTAGAAATGGTAGAACAAAACAAATTCAAAAACCAAAATTCTATGGCAAATAAGAAAGAAGGTTGCTGTGAAGAAAAAGTAAAACAACTCATAGCAAACGAAAGAACGAAGTTCACTGAAAACCACAAAGAGTGGTTGATGGAACAAAGTGAGGAAATGCTGGATACGCTTTTCCCGGAAGAGCCAGAAACAAACCAGAACGGTGATGGTGGTGATGATGGTAAAGAAGGTAAAACTCAAACTAAATCCGAACCGCAAGTAAATGGTGAACAACTGGCTGAAGCACTGAAAGAGTATGCACAAACTCCCGAGAAATTCATTGAACTTGCACCCGCAGAGGTACAAGATCAGTTGAAGTCAGGACTTAATCTACATCGCCAAGAGCGAAACGATATGATTAAGAAAATTGTGAACAACGCCGGTGAAAATGGTTTCACCGAGGATGAGTTAAAGCAGATGAGTACTGATCAACTGCGAAAGATGACTAACATGATTCCTGAACCGGGTAATTACACGCTGAACGGCGGAGGTTCACCAAGACCTTCAAACAATCAGGAGCGAACTCCTATGATGCCGGGAAGTACTGAACCTCAGCTAAATCAGGATGATAAAACCAAAAAAGAGTAAGGAGGTAAAAAATGGGTTATAACACAATTAAGTTAAAGGACATGCTTCACATCCGAGAAGAGTATAAGGCAGCTTCTGCTGTTACTCCCGGGATGCTTTTGGAGCTGAATGGTTCCTCAAAAGTCCAAGCTCATTCTAGCGCTGGGCAAAATATCTTACCGATGGTTGCTTATGAAGACGAATTGCAAGGCAAAACCATTGATGAAGACTATGCTGCGGATGATCCCGTTCAGTGTTGGGTTCCTACGCGCGGAGATAAGGCGTATCTAATCCTGGCAGATGGTCAGAACATTACTCAGGGAGATTTCCTTGAAAGTGATGGCAATGGCTATGTCCAGAAGCATGAAGCCGATTCCGCAGGAGTCGTTGAATACGGACATCCTATTGTAGGAGTAGCGCTTGAAGACCTTGACCTCAGTGGTTCGTCCGGTGAAGAGTCAAGTGGTCCTCTTGGATATAATAAGCGAATCAAAGTACAAATTCTGTAATTAGAAAGGAGGATATATCTATGAATAAGACGAAGATGAATTTCAACAATGGAGGTCATGTTCAAGACCCTGTCTTGGATCAATATATGCAAACCAATACTCAACTGAATATTGGTGCGATGAGGCCTTACATTGACCACGATGGTACTCCATGTATGGCGGTATATAAGGGAGGTGATCCCAATAAACCGGAGAATTACATGGTTAAGCCTGTAAATAACGCCACGCTGCGGCGTGATGAGTGGAAAACACTTGATGAGTCAGTTAAACGAGTTGCTCGTGAACGTCTAACTGGAGTACAGGATCTTATTGACAATGGTTTGGTCTTTGACCTCAACAATGCCATGGGAACAACTGTACTCGAGTACCACGATGTAGACGACAGCTTGGAAGCTGAAATGTCTATGGACGGTATTTCCCGTTCCAACAATGATAGACCGAACTTTGGAACCAATTACTTGCCGATTCCTATTATTCATGTTGATTACCAGCTGAATCTTAGGGCATTGTCAGCAAGTAGAAACATGGGTAATCCATTGGATACTACATTGGCGGAAAATGCTGCCCGTAGAGTATTAGAAAAGCGAGAGTCATTGCTTTTCACTGATACTAAATATAACTTTTCGGGCGGCACAATCTATAGTTATTTGAACCATCCTGACAGAAATCAGGTTACGTTAAGTGCTAACTGGGATGAGCTTTCTGCAACCAGTACACAAAGTATTGGTGAACAGATTGTGGATGATGTTATTTCTATGAAACAATCGCTTATCGCTAAAAACCAGTTTGGACCTTACGTTGTTTACATTCCTCAAAACTATGAAACCGTGATGGATAAGGACTACGATACAACTCGTGGAAATACCATCCGTTCAAGAATCGAGGCGTTGGAGAACGTACAGAAAGTTAAGGTAGTCGATAAACTGCCAGATGACAACGTTCTCATGGTTCAAATGACAAGTGAAACCGTGCGGTTAGTACGAGGTTTGGATATCCAGAATGTTGAATGGAAATCCGAAGGTAACTTTGTTACTAATTACAAGGTTATGGCAATTCAAGTTCCTCAGATCAGAAGCGATCAGAATGGAAATTGTGGAGTTGCCCACCTTGCTTAATAACTAATGTAGTTGGCTTAATCACCAGTCAACTTTTAAATCGTAAGTTATGAAAAGAAACGATAATACAATTATGTGGAAGAAGAACGGAGGCGGAACATTTCGTCTACCATCGGGTAAAATCATAAAACCGAATCAGAAGTTCCGCGCACGTATTGATGAAATACCAAAGGCGTTCCGTGATCAGATAATTCCATTGGAAGACATATCTGAGATGAACGGTGAAGTGAAAGCCCCTGAGTACAATAAACAGGATGCAGGATTATTCTACATCATGGATGAAGAAGGACCTGTAACTGATAAGACTTACTCAGAGGAGATGGCTAATCAAATCGTAGAAGAAGGATTTGAAAGAAAAGCCAAACAAGGCGGTTGGATTGATTTAGTTGATCCTTCAGGCGATGCGATTAACAAAAAGTCTCTAACATCTGAAGATGCTGAAGAGATTGAAAGCGCTGAACTTTATAAGGAGAAAGCCGAGCTGTTCAACATTGTTGACGGTCAAGGTAAACAAGTCAATGAGGTTCCGCTGTCTGAAGAAGACGCGGATGAGATGATAAAAGAGCTTATTGGATGAAATGGATAGTGCCTGAAATATGGAAGGGAGGAGAATGTTGGATTATCGGAGGAGGTCCTTCGATAGTTGAACAATTCAACATCCCGAAAGACGTTGTTAAGAGGGTGCGTGCTGGTGAGTTACCGCTTAGTGCGTATTCTCCTTACCTTTCATCTATCCATGACAGACACGTAATAGGAGTTAACGTTGCGTTTATGATCGGGAACTGGATTGATGTGTTATTTTTTGGTGATGGTAAGTTTTATTTAAAACACCGAGAAGCGATTGATAATTTTCCAAACTTGAAGGTAACATGCTCGGGCAACTTCGGACCTAAGTATAAGAATATAAAATACCTTGCCCGTACCGGGAACAACAAACCACGAGGATTGACCGGAGATAAAGGCAAAGTTTGTTGGAATAGAAATAGTGGAGCCGCTGCAATTAACATGGCAGTACATACAGGAGTAAAACGAATTATACTGCTTGGGTTTGATATGAAGTTGGATGATGAGAAGCGACAACATTGGCACGATGTATATAATAAAGGTATTCGGGATGGTTCAACCCACCCACCGAGATTACCATTCAATAAACATCTAATTGGATTTGATGCGATTAAGCAGGATGCTCTAAACATGGGAGTTGACATAATTAACGCCAATCCGAATAGTGCGATAAAACAGTTTTATAGATGTAATGTTAAGGAATTACTATGATAACTATTGCTTGCGTATATAAGTCGGGAAAGAAGTTCAATATAAGTTATGTTGAAAAGCTGTATAACATGGTTAGCAGAAATATGACTCTGCCTTTTGAGTTTGTTTGCCTGACTGATGTCCAAGCGGATGTTCCTTTTCGACTGATCAAGTTGAAATATGAGTTGCCCGGTTGGTGGAGTAAGTTTGAACTTTTCAGACACGGGATATATAATACGGATTATGTTCTTTACTTCGATCTTGATACACTTATTCTTCGTAATATTGATGAAATAACAGAAGTAGTAAGGCAACATGAGTTCCTGATGCTTCGTGGATTTAATTTAGAAGCCCGTAAGTTAGGAGATACTCCAGCTTCAGGTATAATGGGATTTAAGGTGGGTTCAGAAATCATTAATTACATATACAGTGAGTTCTTCAAAGACCCGGCGTTGAACATACGTAAAACAGAAGCAAAAGGAGGTCCCGGTGGGCAAGGAGGTGATCAAGGATTTACCGGTGATTTGCTTGGATGGGATAATATTAAGAAATTCCAAGATTATCTCCCAGAAGGATATATTGCAGGGAAGCAAGTGGTTAAAAATTATAAGATGGTCATGCCTGATTATAACATAGTGGCGTGGTCAGGTTATCCAACTTTGGAGGAATTGTATAACAAACAAGTTAGTTACCAATGGGTCAACAAGATATGGAAATAAAAGTTAAACCAAACAAGGTAGTGATTTGTGGTGTTCCGAAAAGCGGTACAAAGTTGTTAAACCACATGCTTCATACTGCTCTTCCTTCTTGGGATTATACTCCACAGGAACGGAGTATATTTAATCACAGTAGTAAAGAGCATATTATAACCAAGAAACCAAGTGATTTGTTTGGTTATGATTATATAGTGGGTAATGAAAATATATTTGTTATTGTCAAAGTGAGAGAA